AGTAGCTCCGGTAACACCTTGGGGTCCTGTGGCGCCCTGTGCTCCGGTAGCTCCTTGGATACCAGTAGCTCCGGTAACACCTTGGGGACCTGTAGTACCTTGAGGACCTGTTTCACCCTGTGCGCCGGTAACGCCTGTTACCCCCTGCAAACCAGTGGCCCCTACCGGACCTTGAATTCCGGTAGGCCCTGTGGTGCCTTGAATTCCGGTGGGTCCTGTGGGACCCGTAGTGCCTTGTACACCTGTCGCACCTGTAATACCGATACCTGTAGCACCAGTAGGTCCTGTAGTTCCTTGAGGACCTGTTGCACCCTGTACTCCGGTAACACCTGTTGGACCAGCAACGCCGGTAGCACCTTGAATGCCGGTGGGACCAGTAGGACCTTGGATCCCTGTCGCACCGGTGATACCGATGCCTGTGGCACCAGTAGGTCCTGTGGTACCTTGCGGACCCGTTGCTCCCGTAGGGCCTACAATTCCTTGAGGACCTGTTGCGCCAGTGGGGCCAATAGGTCCTTGAATACCGGTTGCACCGGTGATCCCGATACCTGTAGCACCAGTAGGTCCTGTAGTTCCTTGAGGACCTGTTGCACCCTGAACCCCAGTGACCCCGGTGGGACCAGTGCTCCCCTGGGCCCCTACTGGTCCGGTAGGTCCCGTGCTACCAATAGGTCCCTGTGGGCCTGCTGTAACAACATCAACAACATTGGTTGATGTTACTTCAACAACGACACTGCAGCCATCTTTTGTTATAACAACACTTCCGCAACAGGTCACGTTGTATATCCCTCAGAAACGTAAAAAGTACCTTCTAAGTAATATTCTTTTCTTCCTGTTGTATCTGTTAAAAGAACATCATAATAACAGGTATCAGGCAACGTTGTTGTTTGTGCATCTGTTAAAGAAATTTTGATTAAACCTTCAACACGATCTGTATAAGTAACCGCAAAATCTGCATATTTAACGGTACGGCCTTTATCCCAAATCTGAGCTGCAGCAGTCCAACCTGTTAGATCAATATTCTTGTCGTTTGAATCTTTAAATTGCAGCGTTAAATCATAAACAGCCCGACGCTGAATAGTATCATCGTAACGACCGGGGTGAATTGACATAGTGTGTCGATGTTTATTTGGCAGACATCACAAAAGTAACTGTAGGCGTACCTGCAGAAATACTCACAAGCCTGCCGCGAATTGCTTTAAGAGGAAAATTAGGAAAATTATAGCCGGTTGTACCATTAGATGTGATGGTGGTATCAGAAGCAGCTAAAGCAAAGAAGTTAGTTCCGTCAAGGCTACCTTCAAACCTAATTACCACACTTGTGCCAACAGAAGCAACCGTGACTTGAAACCCGACAGAATTAGATCCTGCGTTATCTTGGTCTGCAACAACAAACGTGCTTGTTGTACCAGCAGATGTCAAAGCCGCTGGAGAAAAAAATAAAGTATCGACAAATATCGGAGCTGTAGACATCGTTTTACTTCTTGTAATCTAAGTTTGATTTTAGCAGCCATTGGTTCTTTTTGTGAACGCGGCCACGTTCAACCCCGAGGTCAAGGGTCAACTGATCACCAATTTGCTCTGACATTTTGATTAAGTCTTCGAACCGCTGAGCGAGAAGGTTATGATTAGTTGCCAGCTGGAGAATAATTGCTTCTTGATTAAAACAACTTTCTAAAGGAATTTCTGGCATTGTTGAGTACACCAGATCCTCAACTGTCTTCGGTGTTGCAATATCAAGAGAACGGATGTGCTCAGCAATAGTATCGTTTCCTTCCTCCATCTCTTGATAGATGCGTTCTGTCAAGAGGTGAAGTTGGTAAAACTTTCCACCCATTAGGTTCCAGTGGACAAGCTGGGTCTGGTGGTAAACGTGGATAGAATCCCGCAGGCACTGCGTCAGATGGCAGTAGCAAGGAGTTGTTTTATCGGTTGTAATTTTAGCCATTACGATTTACCCCAGAGTTGAGAACAGGCCCAGTAGCGTGGCGTGTTTTTATCCATAGCCTTATCGCATCCCATTCTAGCTCTAAAGTCTCTACGTCGATCTTTGTCATGGTGTTGCGTATAGTCTTCATAACCACGGCGCCCGTAGCGGACAATTTTTTCTTCCCCACCATGACAAGATTTGACCACCCACTTATGCGTGTCGCCCTCTGGGGCACGTTGTGGTTTATTACACTTCATGTGCTCCTTGGCCAATCTTTTTGCCTTAGCGTGGTCAGCCATCAGACGTAATAATCCTTATTTGCAATTAGATCCTGGCTCACCTGTCCATTTGCTGTTTGTTGAAAAATTTCAGGAATCCTGTTGTCTTGTAATTTTTTAACAGCAGAAGCAATAAAGTCGCTCAAAAAAACTTTACCTGGAGAAGCGCTTTGTGGATCAGGTTGCGATCCATCCGAGGGTTGCATCATTGCAAATGTAAGGTATGGCCTGAGCGGAGGGCGTAATTCTTACGGAGCAAGGTTTTTGCTCCATCCATTCTTTAAGTTTACCAACCCTTTGCTCTGAGTAGTGTTGATGAGCAGGGCTCATGTAGTCAAATACATGTTGCGAACCCTTAGCGCGGTTGCAGTTGGAGCATGCACACGCCAGGTTGTTCCTAGTGCTATGACCTCCTTTATGTTTAGGAACAATGTGATCAATCGTGGCATCACGATCACTTAATTGTTTGTCGCAGTAAGCGCAACACCAATTCCAATCTTCAAAGATACTTTCTCGAAACCGTTTACGCGCAACTTTAGGACTGAGAACAATTAAGTTAGCTAGTAAATCGTTTTCGCAGTGAAACATGAAGTTGTCATGAATCCTTACACAAAATTAAGGTGCACACACCTGTCCTGTACGCTATGCTTGTACTGCAAGGGGAGTGTGGCGTAACCGGTAGCCGCATTGGATTGGTTGACAACACTCTTAAAACGTGCTTAAGTGGTTGTGCAACACCTTAAAATATTGTCATGCGTATTTACGGACCTTATAAACGGAAAGATGGGCGCCAGCATGTAGTCATTGTTCATGAAGATGGTCGCAAGCAAACAAAAAGTTATCCGCGTTATCTACTAGAACAATATTTAGGAAGAGAGTTAACCAAAGATGAAACCGTAGATCACATTGATAATGATTTTACAAATAACAATATTTCAAATCTTCAAATACTATCTAGATCCGACAATGCAAAGAAATTTTCCGCATTTAATTCAGCTGAAACCGGCGTATTTACTTGTCCAGAGTGTTTTAAATCTTTTATTAAGAACTTGGGAGATGTGCGTCACAACAACATCAAAAGGAAAAAAGCGGGTCCTTTTTGTTCCAAACCGTGCTCAGGTCGTTACGGTGCTCGACTTCAAAAAACTTTTCGTGGCGGGCGCAAAAATCCGCGCTATACTGACGCTTGATGGCCAACTAGCCCAGCGGAAGAGGCAACGAGTTTAAGCCTCGTTCAGGCTCGGTTCGAATCCGAGGTTGGCTACTTGCTCGTCGGCGACGCTAGGCAGATAGCCTAGAAAGTCCGGGGCATTGCTGGATTAGCTCAGTGGTAGAGCAACGGTTTTGTAAACCGTCGGTCATCGGTTCAAATCCGATATCCAGCTTAATCAGTTAAACCTAAGGGGAACTCATCCGCGTCCTCAGCCGGATCGTATTCAGCATCTTCTAACAACTTTAAAAGCCAGTGGTGGACACGGTCTGTAACCCACCTAAGGTCTTCGTATTGCACATCACGAATGATGGAATCAAGGCGGAGTTCACGCGAAGGTTCCCGCACGTGGTCAGCCAGTAACTCAAAAGCACGGTAACGCCCTGGCGTGAACTCCCCGAGCATCTTAATCAGCCAATCCCGCAGAAGTCAAAACTTCTCGCGTTTCCGCATCGTCTTTATTTTTAATAACCTCAAGAACCTCAAGGGCACCAGTGACCTTCAAGTACGATTCCTTTAGAGAAAGAATTTCACTCTCGGCGCTGCGAATTTTTTGCACTAAATCAGCTTGTTGAGAATCTAGCTGGGATTTTAATTCTGTAATAAAATCAGACATGGAACTAGTTAGTTTCAGTTATGTTAGCAGATTATTAGCGTTTAGCAAGTGGGGTTAACAACCCAGCGGCCATCTCTAACGCCCGGTAGATGCGATTTGCTGCGCCATCTGATTTAGGAGTCTTGGTTACGTTAATAATAAGTAGCGCGATAACGTGTAGGTGAACAAGGATTGTTGAAAAATCTTGCAAACTCTGAGCAAACAAATGAAGCTGCTTGCTCATGGTCAGAACGTCCATCCCCAACCATTGGCACCACCTCCAACGAATAAACGTGGGTCCATATTAACAAAACTGTAGTGTTGATTCTTTCCTGATGTCTGGCCTTGGGCTAACCAGCTTCCGTTAACAAGATCAAGTTCTCCAAATGGATCTTGAACTAACCAGTAAGAATCAGAAAACCCAGAAACCACAATGAAATGACCGCCTCCACTGGGGCGACCAACTGTTCCGTGGTGAAGAATGCCTACAGCAACCGGCTTTCCTTTTTCAATTTGATTTTGAATATCTTTGGCATCTAAGTTCATTTTGAATGAGGCCTTTACGCCTAAATCATCCAGAGCTTTGAAGTGTGCTTCCCTAGTTGTAGTATCTCCATGTTTGTTAACATAGTGGAGATAGTCCACATCGTCTTTAATCCCACTCACTCCAAGGTATTTAAGACACATGGCAATCGAGCTGGTTTGACACTGTCGCCAGCCTTCCGATCCATTGTCTTGTTGCCAAAAATACGGAAAATTACGGAGATATTTTAAGGTTCCATCAACAGCGTAGGGTTTTTGTTCAGGAACCAATCCAAGCCAGTGGCCATTGAAAACCCACCAAGTGCCAAGAGGCCCCATATCAAGCTTGGTGTGCCCGTCTTTGTACCCTACTGGAACACAGCCTCTATAGGTCCTGCCTTGATATACTTTTGCTTTCTGGGCATTACTTAAAGTATCGGCAGCAACTGGTTCCTTCTTAAACCAAGTTTGCTGCTTAGAGGTAATGTCAACTGAAACAGTCATTAAGGTGAGTAATGCTGTACTTATCTTACCTTAACAGCGCGGAAAAGGCTTTAGCTAGTGATTACGTCGCCAGGAAAGCACTGAGTTGAAAAACTGACTAAGCGCTCAAAAAGCAATTACCAAGTGGAGATAGAAGCGCGTTTCCAAGTGTTAGCGGCTACGCAAACATAGATAAAACCAGAATCCCAACAAACTTCCCCGGCTGTTCCAGTTGCTGTTGCTGATGCCGGAGTCTTTGATGTGACGATTCTGATACGATCTCCGTTAACAGTTAAGTTACCTGAAAACGTGGCGTTACCGGTTAAACCTATTGTAAGCCCTGCAATGCCGTTTGAAACCAAACCAACGGAACCCGGTGATGGGCTGTAGATACCTGTGTTGTATGAGTTTGCAAATTTAAGAGCACAGCTGCCTAATGAACCCGAAGATAAGCCAGAATTATTTCCATCCTCTCGCATTAAAGGATAGCCGCCTATTTGTGAGTTATCGTGTACAACAAGCGTATTTTTAGTAGTATCAACAGTGGTTTCACCGACAGCGCCAGTAAAACTTCCAGTCTCTGCCGTTGTGCCCCGCCTAAGTTGTACCTGAGTTGCCATGGCGCACTAATTTTCCTTTATTTTAAGCTGTTGCATCTTTTATAATAAGAAAAAACAACTAAAGTTGTGATTGGAATTGACCCGAGCAGTGTCACTGCTGTTGTAACTTTTGGTGTTGCTACCTTTGCAGGTATAGGAAGAGCGTTAAATAATTTTAACGATAAAGTAAATAAACGGTTTAAAGCTGTTGAAGATGAAATCAGTGACTTAGAAACCAGTGTAATTAGGGATTACGTGCTTAAACAAGATTTTCTTCGTGAGATGCAAGCAGTGCACCATAAATTAGATAGGATTTGGGACTACATGGTGCACCACAAGAACCTGGAAAATTAATTGAAATTGCCTGTTGTAGAAGCAAACCTATTCACAGTATAGAAGTTGTGTTCAAGAGGAGTTACCTATTACACTGCAGGCAGCCACGTAGTAGTTGCTAGATCATAAACATAAAGTTTGGACAGCGCTTTATCATAATGAAGTTGTCCATCTACAGGATTACTGGGTTTTCCTGTGCTAATCGATGCTACAGCATTTGGTGTTTGCCACGCAGAGCCGTCGTAAATTTTTAAAATTTTTGTGCTGGCTGTATCCAACCAGGATTCCCCTTTAGACAGCGATGTGTAACCCGTGGGAGATAGATTAGGCGCCGTGCTGCCGATGAACGTGGGGCCGGCTTTAATCAGAGTGGTGTTGGTACTATCAGCAAAATAGAGGCCCGGATCACCAGCATTAGCATTTAAAGCTAACTCACCGACGCCAAGTTTCGATGGCAAAGGACGATCATAAAGAAGAGAAGAGCGGCGGCTAAGGATCTGTACAGTCATGATTAATTGTAAGTACCGGCGTCAACCGTAAATTCTTGACTAATATATGGATTGTAAGTTAAACAATCAAGAACTGTTACGGTATTGGGATCTTCTGTTACGGTACCTGGAAGCGTAGTGCTTGCTCCAGGAATCGAATATGGGACACCGTTTAAATAATAACCACCATTTGATAAGCCGTACAGATACGTAACATCGTAGTTATATAAGGGTTGATCAAGCATTCCAAATTTTTCACTAAGAATTTGACTAGGCTCAATGTTTAATAATTTACTCATCATGGCAGACATTCTTTCGGTACTGTTTTGCAAAATACCCGCACGATTTAAGTTATTGTCATCGCGTCGAATATCGTCAGCCATCATCATGGGTACTAATTGTGGATCGTAGTTAGCGACTTTTTGGGGAAGATTATTCTCACCTGAAATAGTCGTGCTCCCAGCCCATTTCATGCCCTGCTTCATCATTAGCAAACGTTCCGCTGATTTCCTAAGCCGCTCGTTTTCTTTATCAAAGTTATTGTAAAAAGCGTCTAAACCATCTCCAATAGGCTTATCACTTGGCTCTAATAACCAAGCATCAATAAACTGATGATGTTTAATATTACTTATTGTGCAATATCCTGAAGCCGTTTCACTAAACGGGTACACAACTTGAAAATTATTTTTGTCAATGACTTGTGTTACTGTGTATTCTCCAGAAATTGCAGATCCGCTTGTAAATTCTAATTGAATTTTGCTGTTTATTTCTAACCCATGATTTAATACGGTTACGACTATGTTGGGTCCTGATTGTTGATAATTGCCTTGGCCCAGGATAGGCATATTTCCTTCATCATGATTAATAGAAAACAAAGCAGCGTAAATGTGTTTACACCACCTAATCTGGTAATACTGTAAATTAGTGTATGATTTTTCTGTAGTATCTGCATAATCAGGTAGAGCATAGAACCCGGCTACCGGCGTAATAAAGCCAAGATCTCCATATGTACCAGGATTATCACGAATATTACTTATGCTGTCATTTTTATTGAGACTCTGACCTGGTTTAGTAGAAGTAATAGGGGTTACAGGGAACCTACTATCTTGCAAAGTGTTGTATAAATTGTATCCTTCACGCCGCATAAAATCTTGGCAGGTACACTGATAACGCATTTCGGTGGTTAAAAATCTACCAACCATAAAACCACGCTCAGCCGGTTCTGTTGTAACTGGTTTATTATTTATTGTTTTTGCGCCATAACTATCATTACGTTGAAAAATCAGTTCTGTCGTAGTGTAATCAACGCCGGTCATTGTATAACCTACGTAGTCACCATAATCGTAACCGGGGATTAAACGATTAACAATTAAGCTGCCTCCAGTAACGCCACTATCTACGGTCGTAAACTGAAGTTGCACACTAGAAGTAACTGTTACAGTATATTGTTTTGACGTTACGCCTCCACCTAAAATATAGGCAAAAATTGAATTCCCTGTGGATAATCCATGCGGTTGCGTACAGTTAACAGTAACTGTTGTCCCAACGCGACTATAAGAAGAAGGGATTCCTGGATCCCGCTCGACGACCCGGTCAACTAAACGCTCATTAACTAAAAGTTGTATGGGAGGAAAAATAGAACGTAATTTAACTCGTGTTTCCGTCCAGCGAAGATCATCAAATGTGGTAGATACCCGTACACTCACATCTCCTGATGTAGTAAGAGGAGCAGCTGCTAAACAAGTAAATGTATTACTTGTTATAGATGTAATAGGAAGCGTGCTAGTAACAGCTGTTCCACTGGCAAAAAATAAATAAACGTTATCACCTATTCTGAAACCGTGATTATTTAGAGTAACAACAATGTTGTTACCTGATTGAGTATAGGCTGCTTCATTTGCTGTTCCTAAATAACGAACAGCAAGAATAGAAAGCCCAAGATTATAAAAATTAACTCCGTTTGCATCGCGTATTCCTACAAGTTGTTCGTTAATTTCTTGATTATCTGTAGGAAAAGTAAAAACACGTGCAGGAATAAAGAAACCCGGAAACAGTTGATACGCACAATACATCCGAAAGTCGCCATATTGCGACCGTTGTTCTGCAAAAGACCCTAAAGTACTTTGAGTAATAGTGTAAAGCTCATATCCACGGCGCCAACGTGTCCACACAGAGTCGTGATCATAAAAGCCGATTCGACTTCTGTATTCTGTATTTTTGGGTGTAAATTTAAATGAATTATCTAGTGCAGAAAAATCTGTTTCTTTCTTTTCACTGGGACTGTTAAATCCCTTTGATAACCCACCGTCAAAATTTTTGGCTGAGTTGTTAAATTTATTGCTGCCAAAGGCCACAATTTAGAATTAATAGTAACCGGCTTGTACGTTGACGTAGAATCCGTTGGTCATAGAAGTTGTGCCACTAACGGCTGCATAAAGAGCAGATCCGCGAGGCAGCATTAAACCAGTAAGTTTAGGTGCAATACCGTTGGTGGTACTAAGTGTATTATCGGAACCTGATTGAACAACTGGGTGGTTAATGTAAGGCAAATCTTGTGAAAGAGTTAAACTATACGACTGGTTTTGCCAAGTAGCCGGAATATGGGATGTAAATAGTGGGAAAAGCTGATTAATGTTGTTGATTGAAGAAGAGTTTACCAGATAAAAAGCAATGTCGATTGGCGGATAATAATTGACGTTTCCGGATGTCGTTGATGAGCTTGCAGACGTTCCTGTAAAAGTGGTTGCCGTGACTGCAGTAACCGTAATAATTTCGTCTACACCACTACCGCTTGTATAGTCTAGATAAATTTTATCCCCAATTAAAAGGTTGTGGCCAGAAGAAGCAGTAACAACAACAGTTGTACCTGTTTGCGAATAAGTGCCTGTTATGGCAGGCATTGCATCAATAAATGTGTTTACAGTCTTACAGTATTGAAGATAAATTTCGTCAATATAGCCACCACTGATAGAAGTATCTGTTAATGCCGAATCAACATCAAATACTTTGGTGACATTACCAACAGCTGTAGGAATAATGCTGGTTGAAAAAAGCTGTCCAGACGCAACCGTTAGCAAGGTGCTTGTGCTTGCTGGACGGTCAACCATCATTGGCTGCTTGTTGGTGCTAGAGCTTGACACGCTTTTCCCTTTTAATCAGTTAGTCCTATTGTAGCGCAGCTTTTTTCTTTAATTCTTTTTGACGTTTTTTTTCGGCTAACCAAAGCTCCATGTATTGCAGTTCTGCAGAAGCAAAATATTCAGGGTGCTTCAGAGCGGCTTTAACCAGCTTTTTGAGCTTTGTCATTGCTCTTCTTTCGGCTGCTTTCTTCCATTCTAATCCGTGCTTTCTTCACAGCCTCTTTACGTTTTTCTTTATCACCTTCTTTTGTTTCTTCACTAGAAGACTCGCCACGCTCTCCTTTCTCTTCGGCCTTAGCTTTAAAATGTGCTAAGAGCTGAGGAGGCATTTTTCCTTTTGTAGCCATAAAAAGTCTAATTTTTTAATATTCTAAGATACGTAACCGGTTGTTTTCTGGTTTTGCTGTTGATTTTCAATATCTTCATCATTGCGGATGGTTACAGGCTGCTTAGCAAACTCTTTAGCTAAGTTTAGGTACCTACTCCTCTCTTCAAACGGCATGCCTTGAGAAGCACCGGTAAGACCTTGATTATATAGACCAGCCATTCGCATTTTTAACTCTTCGCTGACTGGAACAGCATCTACAATTTTTCCAACGGAGGTGCCAGGACCGAATTGTTTTCCCATGGTTGTTATTGAGTAATGTTGGGAGTACGTAACTCTGCAGAACCTAGTATAATCGCTGTATTTACTGGGGGCAGGCCGGTCGACCTAGTTAATTGTGTATCCAGTGCTTGGCCAGCCATTCGTCGGCCTGGTGTTCCTTTGCTTTGTTCAAACTGACTACCGGTAGCAGCGTAGCTTTCACTGGGAGACAGGTTTCGCGCAATACCTAGTGTGTATCCTCCCGTTTGCAATGTTTTAACGGCGGGGCGTTCGTCTTTAGAAGGAGTACGATCTTCAGCGTGTCTAGTAAGATTGACACGTTGATTAAAACTTCCTAGTTTTCTCATTGTTTATACACCCCATTTAAATTATTTTGCTGAGAATTTCTTGCCAGGTCAACCGGAGGAATGGGGTCCGAATGAGAACGCGAAACTTCTCGCATATAAGCGGGGTTATTCAATTGGAATTGAGGTTTTTCAATTCCGTTATAAGCAACAACATACGGACAATGTAAAGTTTTTACATAACGGTCCATGTTAAAAGGATCGCTAAATCCTGCAGTTGTTATGCTGCCGTCACCGTATAAGTTTCCGTAAGTAACTGGAAAACTTTGGCTATAGCCGGGGACCTGAGCAAACCTCATGTCATTAAGTTTCCGCCAGAATTAAAGGCAGCCATTAAAGCAGAAAGAGGGTTAATGGCTGATTTGTTGACATAGCTATTTAAAAAATCAACTGGATTAACTGATACCTCTTCCGCATCGGCTGCGTCTTTTTTATTTGCCAAAATAATGTTGTAAGTGTTGCCTGTAGGTGTTTGCGCTTGTTGCTGCTGTTGGACAACAGGTTTGCTACCTGGCATCACGTCAGTTAATTTTCCGCTTGCATCTTTTGTGCGGCCAGTAAAAGCCCACTCCAGCTGTTGCGGCGTTAAGTTTGCGTTTCCAGATAAAGCTGCATGAACGTGTGTTGCGTGTCCTGGGTCACCTGGACCCAAAACCTCGGTCAATTGCCCTAACTTACCAAGACGATATTTAAGTTCTCCTGTTCGTTGCTGCCAAGAAATAGGTTTACCGCCAGGATATGCTGGGGCCACGTCAACATTTGTGGGCGCTGTAATGTCTAGAGCTTTACCGGAATAGTGGTAAGAGCCTGGGGCATGTGTTCCCACACGCCCAGACCCAAAAGCAGGGTTTTCTCCTACAACCCACCCATATTTCTGAGCGGCTTTACCTAGATCGATAATGTTAACCCCAGCCATTAGCTTAAATCGTACCTATCGCCACTGTTAAAAGCAGCCATCAAGGCAGAAAAAGGATCGATAGAAGATTTATTAATATAATCATTTAAAAAATTAGCTGGATTAATTGACAATTTTTTTGTATTTGGAGAATCTTCGCTCACATAAATATTATATGTGTTAGCTGCAGTTCCGGGTTGTGTTGTTTGTTGAGAAGTCTGCGTTGTGGGGGGATTGTTAGGCAATCCTGCAGCGCTTTTTTGTACTTCAGGTAAAAACTGCTTATAAGCACCTGATTTATATGTTGTCCAGGCACCAAATCCTGAAGAATCCTTGACTTGTTTAGCAGCACGTAAATTTGTTGCCGGATCAAAGAGCTGTTCATTGCTTTTTAAACCAAACTGTTTAAGCCGGGCTGGCCCAAGGCCGCCAATCATGTTGATTTGTGCTAAACCGTATGATTTGTCCCCAGTGGCAGCATTTGGGTTGTAAGCGTTGGGGTTTCCACGCGACTCGGCTTTAATGATGGCAGCCATTGTTTGCGCATCATTACCTTGGAATCCTGCACCTTGTGCAAGTTGTAAAAGTTGAGAAGATGTTAATCCCATTGGTCGAGGCTTAGCGGAAGCTGTTTTCGAACATAAGACGAGTGCCAACAGCAGTGTCAGCTGGACCAGGAAGGGCTTGGATAAACTCAGCACCTTCCCGATTAAATCGATACCTCGCTTGTTCGGGGTTTCGGTAATTCGGAACATACAGATGGAGGGCTAGTCGATCCGTCTCGTATATATAAATTGCTGTCCAGGTTTTCAGGGCTTCTTTAAAATCAGAAGTCGAAATCGTACGCGAAACATCACCCGAAATGTTTTCAAGACGATTTTTTGGTGTTGCAAAATTATTTACACTGCCCGACATATCGGTGCGTTTTTCAGCTTCATCGCACCGCGTAACCTGTTCAGAAATCTTGCTATACCAGAACGAATCTGGAATGTTATTCACAGCTTCCTCCAGTCGAGCTTGGTCGCCGGCAGGGATCGATGTGTTGTTGTATCCCAGATGCCAACGAACTTTCGACTGGAGGAAAGTGTCAAGTTTCATTACTTAACAACAGTGAATAATTGATGTACACAATGTGGCGTGTACACCAATCATTCTACACGGATAAGATTTTCAGAAATAATCTCATCCCAATCAACTCGTTTAATTGCTTTGAGTTGATCAAGTCGTGTAAATTTTTCACCAGACATTGAAGTTTGTAGGTCCTTAATGTCCCGCGCTGTTTTTAAACCAACGCCGGGAAGGGTGTCGGCAATTTGACGAGCACTTGCAGTGTTGACGTTGAGCCTGGTATCAAGAGGGAAAGTTTCCTTGTTAGTTGGCTTTGCAGGTTTAACGCCTTCTTGCTCCAGCTGACCCGTCAAGCGTTCTTCTGCTTGCAGTTTTTCAGTGGTGGCATCTAACTGAGGAACAAGGTCTTCCTCTTCAACATAGAGAACCTCATCTTGCGCATCAACGCACATGAAGATCCCTTCTCCATGCATGGTGACAACTTCAAGAAGTGCTCCTGTTGGCTTGTACCGGTACAGCATTCGTAAACGATAGTGACTACCAGTACAATACCAAGGTTTACCCAAAAGCGCTAGGTCAATAAAAAAGCGGGCCACAGGGACCCGCTTAATATCTGCTTTAAAAAACAGATCAGGTGTCGTCGCCGCCCACTTGAGAGGCGAAGTCGATGAAGCCTTGGATATCGTTCCAAGACACAGCAGGAGCAGCCTGGATGTAGTTAACCCGAGCAAGAATGTAAGCCTTCTTGCCAGCTGCAATGTCAGCATCAGAAATGTACACACCGCCGCCAGAGGGGGAAGTGGTGGTGGTTGGCAGAGCTGTTACAGTGCTGACTCGGAAGGTGGTGTTAGCTGTGAGCTTGTACACCAAGGAGTTAGCAAAGTCAGAAGCTGCAATAGTAGAGCTTACAGTAGAGGGGAAGGGAACAAAACCACCCGTGGTGCCGCCGCCAGTAGTAGCGGAGGAGCCTTGAGCAATAGTGTTGCTGGAAGCAGTCAGGTAAGAAATGGCTGCGTTCACACCTGTGACCTGGGTGGTCGGAATCGCCAGAGGGTTGCCACTGGAGGTCGGACCAAGCAGAAGGATGTCTGAAGCGTTGGTAAACTTCAGGTCAGCAGTCACGGGATCTGCAGGATAGCCGGGAGCCGGGTCGGCTGTGGTGCCAGCAGGAAGATCTTTTGCAACGGCGAGCGAAACGCCATAAACATAAGAAGGAGCTGCAGAGGAACCAGGAACAACCAGGGTCGAGATGTTATCACGAACGCGGTCATCCGTACGACGATCAGGCGAAGGGATGATCAGATCGAGGCTCTTGTAGCTAGCGGCAGTGCCACTTGCGTTGCTGACCGGCACATAAGCGATCAGCTCATAAGCAGCAAAACCAGGCCAACCATACACACCTTCAGAGTTGAAGGAGGAAAGGCGATTGATCTGAGCACCAGGCTGGAGGATCTGGCCAGCACCAGTTTTATAAGTTGCCATTGTTAGTTACCTCAGGGAGCGATGGTGAAAGCAGAGGTAATGAAGTCTTTGTTCAGGTTGGCGAAGCCAGCGTACAGCTGCCAAATCAGGATGATAAAGCGGCTGAAGTCATCGTTGTTGTTGATGAGAACCTGAGCATTAGGACCACCGATACCGACGCCCACTGCTTGAGGACCGAAGAACAGGCCAGGAGGAGTGTTGTAGGTTTTGGAACCACCGCCGTCGCCAAGGTCAACAGTTGCTGTTTTGCTAGCAAAGTTGGTAGACTCGAAGAAACGCACGCCTTCAAACACAAAGCCGGTAGGCATGACGGGTTCGCCAGCAACGAACATGGCTTGGCCGTATTGACCACCACCATAGATCGATTGGTTAGGACCGCCGGCACCCATCAGAGGGTTGCCTTGACCCATGCCAGGATAGCGAGCAACTTCGCGGAAGCCCTGGTCAGCGCGGAGATCGCGCATGAACGTAGGGTCAGCAATACAACGGTAGTAACCGTCTTGGAACACAGGAACGTTCCGCTTACGCAGCTGACGAACCACTTCCAGGAGGTCGGTCTTGACATTGAACTTATAGCGCTCCGAAGCGTATTCGGTGGCGGTGTAAGTAGAAACGGTGCCGGATGTGCGGGAGTGACCGTTGGGGTAGTAGTAACCACCTTGGGTATCGCCAGATTGGCCACGGGTTTCCGATTTGGCCATTTCATCCAGGAACACCCGGTCACGCCAGCGACGATAGTCGTCGAGCAGTGTCAGCGAACCGATGGACTGGTGGAACATGTTGAGGTTCCCGGTGTCCAGCAGCAGACGCTGAGCTGTCATCAGAGTCTCACGAGCGATCTTGAAGGTGCTCG